TTAAATGGTATTAGTAGTTTGCAGACTACTGCTGTTGCCGCCGCATTTAGTTCATCAAATGTAACTGTAAGTAGTATGTCCGCATCTCAAATCCAAGCATTAGGTGCAAAAATTGCCTATATCGCTGCAAATAAATTCAGTTCCCTCGTCTCAACTGCTTTTGCATCACCTTTTGCCAATACTGCATCAATTACTTCAGGACAAGCAATGGTGATGACTGCAAGTCAAGTTAGTAATTTACCTACTACTCAAATCGAGTATCTAGATGCCGATATTCACATGGCGAATTTCCCAGTTGCCACTTTTAGTGGATTTAGTTTAGCCCAAATTCAAGAGATGAGCACCACCCAGATTAACGCTTCACCTGCTCTAGGAAAACGTAGATTGATGCTTGTCTTAGATGGGTCAATTAGTGCGATGGATATTGATTTGACTGGTTTCAATACTGCAGTCCTTGCTGGATTATTATCTTCATTAAAACAAGAAGAAATTTCTATTTCCACTTCTGATGCAACTGTCCAGGTCAAATTGTCTCTATCTGATGCACAATCCGCCTTCAAATATGCTTATGGCACAGATGGTAATGTGCGCATGTATGTAGATAAATCTAAATTTAATATTTCTTATAATTATGCATCTACTGCTGCAGTAACTGTTCAAACCGCCGCTACTGTGAATAGCACAGTTGCCTCAGGATTAAAATGGATTGGTCCTGTAACTACTGGCACATCTATATCTGGATATAATGACCCTTTATCCTGGGATTTCATCAACCACGTAGCAAAAGAAACTTATGGCAATTATAGATTCTCTGCATTGTTCACTGATGTAATTAGTTCCGAACAAACATTATGCAATAATATCAACGGTGAAATAAATGACGTTGTTGCAACAATTCTTGATGCATTTGATGTGAGTAATTCGGCTGGTTCCATTAGTTCCGTTGCTAGTGGAGTTTCTTTCACTAAATACGGTTCTGCTGGTGATTATTATACTATTCTCGATGCAACTATCAGTTCATCGAACAATGATAAATATAATATTCCATCCACGATTCATACTAGTTTATACAGTCAACAGCCTGAGCGTTTTACAAGCGCTACCAGTGAAACTGCTGACCCAACTACGACTAACGAGAAACAATCTATGCCATTTGTTGCTGGTGACACCTTGAACTTCTTACTCACTATTACACCTGCGAATGACCAACGTGTATTAGATACCAAGTTAGGAATGGGAACCACCACTGCTTCTAACAGCACAACTACTGGTTCAGGTGCTCGTGTAGATGAAAGAACTTACAAGATGCAAATCGTCATTACTGCATAAATCAATTACCATTCTTTTGTTACCACTATCTAATGTAATTCCATAAACATATGAAAACCTAAAACAAGACAATCACATGTCTTGTTTTACACAAATATCTTTGCTACGTTTATTGCAAAATGCCTTGTTCTATATCATGCAAAATAGATGCCAAATAGACGGAATCAAAGACACCGCCTATTGGAAATCCGTGACGTTGAATATAATAGACATATTCGGGTTTCATCGAAAATAACGGCGCAGACACAGTGACTTCTGGGAAAACGTTCAACTCAGATGTATCGTTCAATTTTTGAATATACTCCTCTAGTGCAGTGGCATCATCTAAAATATCAGCCTTTGTTTGAGCTGCGCTCAATTTACCGGTTGCAGTAATCATATCCATATATTGATTCAAACTCTGTTGTAATAACTCTAGCGAGGTGATAATACTTGCGCGCACCATTTCATAGGTAGAATAGTTTTTACTATTTTTTCTCCACTCAAGTAATCCAGATGATAAATTACTGAACTCATTTTCTAAATTAAATGGAGTCGTTACATCTGAAAAATGACCATTGATATAATTTGTATAATGGGTGGTTATTTTAGTCATTGTTTTACTTAACATTAATTTACGAATCCAATCGGTTTCGTCACTGGTATACATATTTCCGGTAGTCTTTCCCGCACTAGTGATTGCCATATTATGAAGATTGTTAGGATAAGAGGGTCGATTGCTTGTGAATAAACTTTTTCCGACCGTAAACATATAAATAGTATATATATACTATAAGAAGAAGAATCATGAAACAAAACGGATTTTTTAATACATACAATCGCGAAGACGAATTAATTATGCCTAAAGAAAATACAACGCCTTATACTCACACCAAAGGTTCCCTGAATCCCGTGGAAAAGAAAACGGTCACAAAAATCATCAATGTGGACAGTTTATTTAGAGAAAATTACGAATCCACCAGTGCGAGTAATTTCATCTGGAATTTAGCCGAGCCCGTCAAAAATGTAGTATCTATGCGAGTCGTCGCTTTAGAATTGCCCACCGTATGGTATTCCATTTCCAGCAAATTGCAAAACAATCAAATGACCGTGCATTTATACAATGTAAGAGACACGAGCACATCTACAACTTACCATAACGAAATTCAGACCATCACCGTGCCCGACGGTAATTATATGGCACCAACATTTGCAACCGCCATGAATAACTATTTACAAAACGTTTCTGATAATGCAAACGGCAACTTCAATGGTCTCAAATTTTTATATTTCGATGTCGATTCCATTACTGCGCAAACTACGATTCGTGCATTGCATTCCACTGACACTGGAAATTCACCCTATGACACAACGAATGCTTATTATTCGCCCAATTTTTATTTCGAAATCGATTTCAATACCAATGATGCAAGTGATGAGAACGCCTTCAAAAAAACCCTGGGATGGTTTCTCGGGTTCCGCAAATCCGCCTATGTCATAGACAAAACAAACGTCTATATTGACAATATCAACGATTCCCCCGCAATTACATATTACTATTCTTTACAGAGCGAAGCAGCCTATGGCAGCACCTTGCAAAATTACATCTACATTGATTTGAACGATTTTAACCGCAATGAAAGCACCGATACATTCACCGCGCCCACCGAAAATGGATACATCGGCAACAACGTGATTGCGCGCATCAGTATATCCACCCTCTTCAACAGCACACTTTTCGACAATGCCTCCGACCGCGTCTATAAACAGCGCGACTATTTCGGACCCGTCCGCATATCCAAAATGCAAATCAAATTACTGAATAAATTCGGAGATTTGATAGACCTCAATTACAATGATTTTTCTATGGCACTTGAACTCACTATTTTATATCAATAAATGCACAAATCAATTACTAAGGGGTGCCAACCACTCTTTTGCAGAATTCGACTAAATCAGGTTTTGATTTATTCGACGATTCGTCTTCTTGTATAATAGTGGCGATTTTTTCGATAGATTCACTGGGTGTATCCACACGAAGCCGCCGCGTTTTGTTTTTCGGTTTTACAATTGTCGATGATGAGAACTTTACTTTTTTTTCAGGCGATTTTGAGGGTTTTTCGGTGTCTAGGTTCTCTTTTTCACCTAAATGAGTTCGGTCAAGAATGTCGGAAGAGACTACCACGTCTCGGCTATCCACCCTTTCGACCGGCTCTTTGTATACTAGTCCTAAATAGTCGAAAATATCGCGCTCGGATTTCATGACCACATCCAGCTTTTCCTCCTTTTTTTTAGCGACCATTTTCGAGAACCCGTGCTCATTGAGCGACACCCCCGTTTTTAGCGCATGGCCGCGCATAGCCGCATTGAATCCTTTGCTTCCCGTGAAATACAAGATGGCGAAGGGGTATTCTTCCGGTCCACTAAATAAAAAATCGACGCGACGGGCCGCCCGGTCACCGAGCCTGGCAATCACCAGACATTTCGTCTTCCCACGCGACAAGATTTCCACGATGACGTTGCGCTCCACGAGGGCATCCACCCATTTCGTAAATAATTTGGCATCGGACGAAGTCAAAATCACATCTATATCACCGGACGTCGATTTCCCGCGACGATAACTGCCCACGATTTCATAATGGTCGGCATCACCCGTTTTCACCTGGTTAAATACCTCGTTAAATATTTGCGCATATTCGTCTATTTCTGCCCTCGGAATCGGTTTCAAAATATCTTCGTAATATTTGAGTCCTACTTTCTGGATGTCGTTGAGAACTTCGTCTTGTTTTTCGCGCAATTGTGCAATCGTGGTGATTCCTTTCTCGACGATTTCTTTGGCCTTTTTCGGGCCGACGCCATAAATGTCGGAGAAGATGTTCTCGGGATTGGCCTTTTCGCGCTCAATCATACTCAGGGTGCCTTTTTCCGTGAACTCTTTGAGTTTTTCTAAAATGGTGGGACCGATGCCTGGTTTTCCGGCTACATCTTTGGGTTCATAAATGTTGTCGGTAATGCCTAAAATGGTTTCTTGTGCTTTTTTGTAGGTGCGATAACGAATCATGTCGCCGCGCTTTTGCATAATCGTGGCGAGTTGTTCGAGCATGGTGGCATAGTCTTCGTTCCTACGGGGTTTTGGAGAACTCACCACCTCCTTTTCAGAAGATTTAGGAGAACCTTCTTCTCCAACCTCTTGTCCAATAGATTTCGAACCTTTCTCCCCAACCTCATGTCCAATAGATTTAGGAGAACTCTTTTCACCAACCTCTTTTTCAGAACCTTTCGGAGAACCATTGTCCCCAACCTCCTTTTCAGAACCTTTCGGAGAACCATTGTCCCCAACCTCCTTTTCAGAACCTTTAGGAGAACCATTGTCCCCAACCTCCTTTTCAGAACCTTTCGGAGAAACTTTCGGCTTTTGTTTCCGGGTTTTTTTGATAATCACTATCTTCGGAGAACCTTTCGGCGAAACTGGTTTCTCCACCTTCTTACGAGTATATGGTTTGCGCGGTTGCCCATCCTTACGCAATTTTTTCTCACGTTGCACCTTCACAATGATGGAATCGAGCGAGGGTTCATGGTCCATGTATTGTATTTCCTATATACAATACAAAGATTATCTATTACACAAATATTACCTAAAATCCAGGCGTGTCTGTGAAAATTTCTGTGTTTGCGCTATTGAGCGTGGTGGTGTCGGTAACCACATTGAAAAAATCCCGAATCGTAGTTTGAAAATAAAAGAACCCGAACGCCGCAGTCATGGACGACACAAAGACGACCAATGCATCCCGCACCAGCAATTTCAGGGGTTTTGATTCTTTGTCTAAATATTTCGATTCCAAAAATTTAATAAGTAAAAACACGATAACGGTGAAAACGGCAATGAAGAACACATGTTCCATAGTCTAATAGTATCTAGGAAGGAAGTTTTCGCACGGTTTTTACGCAAGTTCTTCGAAATCGAGAGAAGGCGTGTCATTGAGAACAAAATTACCCCCTTTGTCCACCTCGTCTAAAATATCGAATCCAGACAAATCAATTGGGTCGCCGTGTATGCGAATACGGTCGTCGTCTTCTTCCATTTCTTCATCCAGTTTGCGCTGTATGGCTCGCGCTGTGCTGATTTCTTCGAGGCGTTCAATGGTCTTCGGGGCGCTCACATTTTCCTCTACATTATTGGTGGTGTCTAACACCGCATCATAGTCATTGAATGTGAGACGGGTGACGACGGGTTCGTCATTCAAGTTTTGTATGGCGGGAATCATGGTAGGGGGTTCTTCGGGGGCGGATGCAGTGATGGCATGACTTTCTGTTGCGCTATTCGTAGATGGTTCGTCGATAACCGGTTCTTTGACTCCTGGGAGAACTGGTTCGTCTAAATTCTCGATAATGACCTCCTCGTCTTGTTCGACACTTTCGTCCATATAAGCGCGAATAATGGCTTCGGTCGGAATGGATTCGCGAATCGCCATCAAGATACATTCTTGAATAATCATTTCGAGCTCGCGGCCGTTTTTCTGCAATTGCAGCGGATTCACGTTTTTCTCGAATAAATAGACATTCATATAGACTTTGCGGGCGACGTGAATATAGACCTTGTGAATAAAGTGGTCGATTTTCGGAATCGCAATGTCGATTTTTTTCTGTTTATTGCCCACGCGAATCGACGTCAGCACCTTGAGTTGAATAATATGGACACATGTTATCAAGTCTTCTAAATAATTGCATCCACTTCGTTCTATAATACGTTTGCGCTCTTCTTCGACAATGACCGAGTTCCATTTTGGCACGCGTGACAACAAATTCTGGAAGGTCATCAAGTATTTGCTGACCTCGTCATTGTCGACGCACATTTTCCACGCTTCGGCGTAAATGGATTTGATACCTTCCGTGACTAATGGCGTGAAAATACTCACTAAACGACTGCACCATTCATTGCGGGCTTCATGTAAGTTTGACAACACGAAATCGTCCATGTTTTGCTAAATAATGGTATCATTTTTTATAGATGCAAATAACGCGCCGAAAAAACGACCTAAATAAATTTCGCCTAAATATACAAATGGAAAAAATCTTGGTGGTCATTCCGATTGTCGCATTTTCACTATTTGCGTCGATGGGTATTGTGCAATACACGACGACGATGAATTTAGCGACGGTCTGTTCTACCTGTCCATCGTCCTTACCCGCCTGTTCGCAATCAAGTCATCCCGTTCTCGGCGGTCTCGATGTCATACCATACTTCTATAATGATTCGTATGTGGGACAACGTGGCCTCGATACTATCTCCACTCTCTATAACGGATTCACCTATTTGTTCTCGAACGATGACCATAAAGCGATGTTTGACGAGAACCCGGAACAATATATACCGCAATATGGTGGATATTGTGCATGGGGAATTGCGGGCGAATATTGCCCCACTTATCCGTGGTCGGACAGCTGTTTAGGTCCGTCAGGCAACTGGGAACACGGCACCGTCCTTTCAGACAAGCTCTATTTTTTCTTGTATGAAGAGGCAAAAGAAAAGTTCATGGCCAATGTGATATACAATGTGGAAGCGGGTGACGAGCGCTGGCTGTCGTGGTTCTCCGATTTTGACACAAATATGAACACGGATTGTTATGTATCCTAAACAATATCTATAACACTAAATGAAAAGACCTGGAATATAATTGAGTTTGTGGCTATTCATATGAAAATTACGTTGTCCGCCGGGTGGATATTGTCCATTTCCATCTTCCACTGCCAACATCGGATACATCAATGCGCGATTGCAGTGTTTCGTAATTGTCCAGTCGGGGCTAAATGCTGGCAACGATTTGTCTACATATGACTGATAAGCATATCCACTTCCATATTTTTCTAAGAGCCATTTTGCATAATTTCGCGAAATCATATACAAATGGGCACCCCAGTGGTCGCTAGGATAATTGTGATAACTATATGGACGGTCTTCAAAATGACGTTTCACCGAATAATCGTGCATCCACCCTTCGATTTTGTAAGCGGTCATGTGTCCGAGCAATAGAATGTCTAAATTCATTGCGTCAAATTCTGCCATGACGGATGGAAGCAGTCTCGGCAACTCTCTATGTATCATTACGTCGTCTTCGCAAAAAAACCCGTATTTTTTATCGGTGTTATAGAATTGTTGTATCATGTCGAGGTGGCCGTAGGTGACGGACCACAGACGTTTATCGGATTCGGGTATATCATAATCCCGGATGCGGGGGTCGGTAATCGGAACTCCACTATAAATATAGAGCGGTATACCGAGGCGTTCGAAACGTTCTCCCATGGTCTGGTGTTTTTTCAAATTGTTGTAACATAGACAATAAAATGCACACGATTCAGTCATAAAGTGATTTGTGGAAATCACTTTATGTGGGTTTACACCATTTTTATCATCACATAAAACATCAACATTTTTTCACAACGGTATTCTTTGCGAATGTTGTGAAAATGCATGACGATTTCGGATTTTTTAGCACCGTCAAATGAACTATATTGTTTGAGCCAATCAATCACGTCTAAACAAGAATAGCCGCGTTCATAGAGTATTCCGGCCAGTTCGCTCAGCACTACGGTGGTCGGCGCAGCTTCGTCGGAAAATGTTTCCGCGAGTTTTTCGCGCAACCAGGCATATTTGTCGGCCAGGATGTCGTCAATGGGATATTTTTGCGAAAGCTTGTGCTGATGAAGATTCACAATCACATCATCTATAACACATTCGGGCACATAGATGGCGCAAAACCTCGATAAGATGGGATTTAGCAATTTGTTCATGTTCTCTACAATAATGAAAAAACGGGTGTTGTGACTAAAGAGCTCGATGCATCGTCGGAGGGCGGATTGCGCATCAATGGTTAAATAATCGGCGTTGAGGAGAACAATCGATTTGAATGCCACGCCACTCTGAATATTCGTTTTCGCGAAAAATTTGAGTTCTTCGCGAATAAACTTGATACCTTTGCCGTGGGCGCAATTCACCGTCATCACGTTCATTTTTAGGCGGGCCTTGTCATTTTGATAAATCTTGTTTAGAAAGTCATAGACGAGGGTCCGCTTTCCCGTTCCGGAGGACCCGTGAATAATCATATTGGGGATTTTGTTGTTTTCATAGAAATAATCGAGTTTTTTGACAATGTTCGTGTGAGAACTAGATAACATGATGTATGGTAAACAGTCCATTTGTTTATGTAGATTTTCAGGGAAAAGAATTGCGCATATTTTCTAATCGAGTTTCTTCACTTGCGTAAATGTCTTGGTGAAGGCATATCTTTCGTGATACATGGTTCCTCTGCGGACATTGCATTCTAGACACGAAATCATCACATTATCGCGGTTGTGCCCATAAGAATTGTTGATACGGTCGAGCGTCCATTGATGGACTTCGCGAACAATCTCGTAGAGAACATAGACCTGCTTTTTGCAATAAATACACTGGAGTTTCGCGTCCCACAATTGCTTGACGACATCTTCCAGTTTTACAAAACGGTCGGGGTTATACAGCCGTTTCTTCACGTCTTGTGATTTGTATCCGGCGATTTTTTTCTGCAATTGCTGAATGATTGTTTGCAGGGGTCGTGGATTCTCCATCATAGCCACATCATTACTATTACACAATTTCTCGTAGAGTATTTCTACCATTTCCATTTGTTTGTCAAAATCATATGATGTAGTTGTCAATCCGTTCGATATTTTAACGGAACCGCCTGTCGTCGCAGGCAATATAATTTTTTTCGTAGTATCCATATACATGTGGCACATATTCTATTGCATCATTTTGTGCCGCAAAAACTCAATTACAAAAAGTGATATAGAATTATTTTATGTTCTACTACATAAAGACAATATCCATAACTAATGATACCCTCCATGATTGATGAATCCGGCGCCAGCGCAAGTGTCGGTTCCAGTGCAAGTGCAAGCAAAATCGACCAATTGCTCGAAAAAGAAAAACAGAAAAACAAGAGCGATTCATGGAACAAGCTCGACAAAACCGTCAAAATTCAGAAACTCCACGCCTTTGCCGAAAAATATGGCAAAGACAACAATTATCCGGCTAAAGAAGTGAAAAATCTCAAAGGGTTTTTCATCGAATGTCTCGAACGGGGGAAATTGCAAAAAACAAAGGACGTGGTCTATGCCAAAGACGGCGAAATCACGGCCATTCCCGCCCTGTTTTTCAACAGCACTTCACGCACATTTACGCTCAAAATCCTGGACACCAAACGTGTCAGCACGCTAAAATCCCTTACTCCGAAACGCAAGGCACCGTTGACCGAAACGAGTGAATCGGTGACCGAAGAAAACAAAAATATGGAAAATTGAAAATGACATAAATCTATTACACTATATTACACAAAACATGAGTTCAACATCTTCCTTTTCGGACCTCGACACGACGTCGTCGACCGACACACCCGGCTACAGCCGCTTATTCACCGACAAAACATGGACCGACGCAATGGTCGACGATGACTGGTATAATATCGAGGAACAAGTCGCGGAAACCATCCACGAATACATCGAAACAAATCTATTACACTATTCATCGCCGAATTTTGCGCAGACCCTCATTACATCCGTATCCGAAACGCTCTTTGCCGACTGGGTCACCTTTGACTTGTGTGCAAACACCGACGCCGATTATGACGAATTAGAACAATTTGTGAAAACCGCCTACGAACTTTACATGACCACGGAGATTCTACCGCCACGCCAGCAACCTTTTTGCGAAAATGTCCCCGGCGATAAATCCGCCATTGCCGCCCAGATTCGTCGATTGCGCGATATTCCTCAACCGACGCAGCGGACGAAAGAATGGCACGAATCACGCTATCACATGATTACCGCCAGCAACATTAGCAAGGCCCTCGGGTCTGAGGCCCAGCGCAACAGTCTCATTTACGAAAAATGCAAACCGCTCGTCATTTACGAAGGAGGAGGCGGGAGCGGCTCAGTCAATACGGAAACGTCGATGCACTGGGGCGTGAAATACGAACCCGTGACAAAGATGATATACGAACAAATGTATTGCACCCAAGTCACCGAGTTCGGTTGCATCCCCCATCCGCAATATCCCTTTATCGGCGCATCTCCCGATGGCATTGTCACGGACCCCGACCACGAACGCTATGGCCACATGGTCGAAATCAAAAACATATTCAACCGCGAAATCACGGGTATTCCAAAAGAAGAATACTGGATACAAATGCAAATCCAGATGGAAACCTGCGACCTCGACTACTGCGATTTCGTCGAAACCCGCATCAAAGAATATGAAACCGTCGAACTCGCCCTGGCCGACCAAACCCGCGAATACAAAGGCATACTATTACACTTTGTCCGCAAGATGTTAGTCGCGAAAGCCGACGAGGTCTATGATGGTTCGCCTCATTATGTATATATGCCTCTGGATACCCCCTTCACACAAGAATCTATTACACAATGGATTCTAAGTCAACGCGCGGAGTTTGCAGAAGACTATGTGCTATTTGATACAAAATACTGGTATTGCGATGAAATATCGTGTGTATTGGTGCCGCGCAATCGTGCCTGGTTTGCGGAGGCGGTGCCTGTCTTTGTGGAGACGTGGGACACCATTGTCCGCGAGCGGGTTGAGGGGTATGAACATCGAATGGCAAAGAAAAAAACGATGATTGCGACCGATGCTTGTGGAAATCATATTATCCACAATATGCCGGCAAGTGGGGGCATATGTTTGATTAAATTAGATGAAAATGGATTACTGAGGTAGCTAGATAAAAAATGACACCCTATTACAGGTGTCATTTTTTAGGGGTTTTTACATGAAGCAATATTGTTGTGGAGGATAGTCAAGTGGTGCATCGTCTAAAATAACTGCGGTATTGAGCTCATCGTCGGATTCATTGGCCGAATCATAATCCGAGGCTTCGGATAATTGATCATCGAGCAATTGATCATCGAGCAATTGATCATCGAGCAATTGATCATCGTCTTTTTTGTTTTCTTTGTTTTCTTTGTTTTTGTAATATTCTAGTATGGTCGATTCTAAATGGTAGAGTTCTTCGGCAAAATCGTCAGAATCGTTGCAGCCATAATGAACGGCATAACTATCAAAGATTTCTCGGTCGCCGATGCAATCCGGGTCAATGTCTTTTAGATAAGATTGCATTGCGCCAATTGTATTCGCGTTTTTTTTGCTGATTTCTTGACCCGGTTTGAGAAAACCATGACCACGCGAAAATTCATAGTCGTATTGCGCACAATTTACGCAATACCCGATGAAGACGCCGTTCCAGCTACCGAACGCCCGGCAATTGGTGCATGAATGCGGACCGGTTCCTTCTAGATGGTTTTGTGCCCATTCGGTAGGGAATTGCTTTGCATAGAGTTCGCCATTGTATTGATAAAAGTTTCCGCAAGGGATGATTTCGTAGTCGGGAAAATGTGCCATAGTATTGTTGTTTTGTGAGATGGAAGATACAAATTGGGGAAAAAGCCTTTCAATTTTTTTCGAAATACATAATAATGTTTTTGCAAGACATTTTTGACCCAATCTTCCGCAAGCACACAGTGCGCAGCTGTTGTGTCAATATTCCTATTGCACATACCGGAAAATCCATCTATTACTTTGCGAATGACCGTGGATTGCGGATAAGCCTACACAGACCACATATAAATCACATTACGGATGCAGATGTTTTGTATGCGAATATGATGCATCCTAGATTAGCCGGTCCAGCCACATATTTAGTGTTCGAAAACTACCTAAACATATCTTCCTACATCCTATATCTAACATGTCCGCGTTTTCGACCACTAACGATGAAATGTATGTCACAAAACGTTCTGGTGAGCGCGAAATCGTCGCCTTTGACAAAATTCTGCAGCGTATCAAAAAATTAGGGCAAGAAGCCGGCATCAAAATCAACTATACCACCCTGGTGATGAAAGTCATCGACCAGCTCTACGACGGCATATCCACCACCAAAATCGATGAATTGTCTGCCGAGCAGTGCGCCTCCATGGCATCCACTCATCCCGATTACAATGTGCTCGCTGGACGCATTGTCGTCTCGAACCACCACAAAAACACACCGGCCACCTTTTCCGAAGCCATGGACCAACTCTGGAACTATTTAGACAAACACGACAAACAATCGCCCCTCGTCTCAGAAAGCCTCTATGCAGTCGTGCAAGCCCACAAAGCCGAGCTCGACGCCATGTGTGACTACGACCGCGACTACTTGATTGATTATTTCGGGTTCAAGACGTTAGACCGCGCCTACATGATGAAGGTGAATCGTGTCACCGTCGAAAGACCGCAACATATGTGGCTCCGCGTCGCCATCGGTATTCACGGGGATAATCTCGCGCGTGTCCGGGAGACCTACGATTTGATGTCGCAGAAATATTTCACACATGCCACCCCGACACTGTTCAATGCGGGCACTCCACATCCGCAATTGTCGAGTTGTTTTTTGATTGCCATGGAGAGCGATAGCATCGAAGGCATCTATAACACGTTGAAGGACTGCGCTCTGATTTCGAAGTGGGCGGGTGGTATCGGTATGCATATTCACAATATTCGCGCCTCTGGGAGCCATATTCGGGGAACCAATGGTTCATCGAACGGGATTGTCCCCATGTTGCGAGTCTTTAATAACACTGCAAAATACGTTGACCAAGGAGGCGGAAAGCGCAACGGCAGCTTCGCTATTTACCTCGAGCCATGGCACGCCGACGTTGAACTGTTCCTACAGATGCGCAAAAACCACGGCGACGAAGAACTCAAGGCCCGTGACCTCTTTTACGCGCTATGGATGCCCGATTTATTCATGGAACGCATCAAGGCCGACGGACAATGGACACTGATGTGCCCCGACGAATGTCCCGGCCTGGCCGACGTATACGGCGACGCCTTCAAAGAACTCTATACCTCCTACGAAGCCGCGGGCAGAGGCCGCAAAACCGTCAAGGCCCGTGACCTCTGGTTCCAAATCATGGACGCGCAAATGGAAACCGGCACCCCCTACTTAGTCTACAAAGACGCCGCCAACAAAAAATCCAACCAACAAAATGTAGGCACCATTAAATCATCGAATCTCTGCGTTGCACCGGAAACCCCCATCCTCACGGACCAGGGACACGTCGAAATCAAATCACTAGAGGGCAAACAGGTGAAGGTATGGAACGGCGAGCAATTCTCCGAAGTAACCGTCCGCAAAACCGGCGAAAACCAGGAATTGATTGACGTGTATACGAGCGACGGATGCAAACTGTCGTGCACAAAATACCACAAATTCTATAACACAAAAGGCGCAATCGTGGAAGCAAAGAATTTAGAAATCGGCACTGAACTACTCACACGTGAATTCCCCGTCATTGATGGTCCCGACGATTGTCCCAACGCTTACCATGAAGGATTCTGGACCGAAGCGAATTACACCCCGTTCCCGATGACGACCAATATGAAATCCAAAATGGAGTGGTTGTCCGGAATATGCGATAATTATGGCACCGTTAATAATAGCGATAAACAATTGACTCTCGCATTACAAACCTACAACCGGGCCATCAATGTGAAATTAATATTGCAAACCTGTGGCATACAGACCGCCTTTAGGTCCACCTCGATTTGTTTGAAACCCAACGATTTGCAAAAAATGTTTGCACTCGGATTTGCCCCCCGCGCTACGAAAATTTTCCAAGCGCAACTTCCGAACACCGTTTTAGACGAGCCCGTCGCCGTCAAGGTCACTAAAATCGTGATGGAAGGCCGCCGCGACGACACCTATTGTTTCACCGAACCCCTCAAACACGCCGGCATCTTCGGTGGACTATTGACATCGCAGTGTTCCGAAATCCTCGAGTATTCCGACAAGGATGAAACCGCCGTTTGCAATTTAGCATCACTTGCACTACCCGCGTTCGTAGATACTACGACCAATCCACCCACTTTCGATTACGAGAAACTACATCAAGTGAGTCGCGTCGTGACCTTTAATCTGAATCGTGTTATAGATGTGAATTATTATCCGACGGAGAAGACACGCCGAAGTAACATGCGTCATCGTCCGATTGGCATCGGGGTTCAGGGTTTAGCCGATGTCTTTATGATGATGGGTCATGCGTTTGCCTCGGAGGGGGCGCGCGAAATCAACCGCTCGATTTTTGAGACGATTTATCATGCGGCCGTCTTTGAATCATGCGAGATGGCGAAAGTGGAGGGGGCCTATGAAACATTCCGGGGATCGCCGGCGGATTTAGGCAAATTGCAATTTGATTTGTGGGGGGTGGTGCCATCGGACCGCTATGACTGGGCCAGCTTGAAGCGCTCGATAAGCGAACATGGCATGCGGAACTCGCTGCTGATGGCGCCGATGCCCACCGCTTCGACGTCGCAAATCCTGGGATACAATGAGTGTATTGAACCCATCACCAGTAATATTTACAGTCGGCGAACGATTGCTGGCGAATTCATCATGGCGAACAAGTATTTGATGAAGGATTTGCTAGATTTAGGAATGTGGAACGAACGGGTCAAAAACAGTATTGTGGCGAACCATGGGTCCATCCAACATTTAGGCGATTTGCCGGAGGCCATTCGGGAAAAATACAAGACGGTCTGGGAAATACCGATGAGGGGGCTCATAGACATGGCGGCGGACCGCGGGGCGTATATTTGCCAGAGCCAGAGTCTGAATTTGTGGTTGGAAGACCCGAATTATTCGACCCTGACGTCGATGCATTTTTATGCCTGGTCGAAGGGACTCAAGACGGGGATTTATTATTTGAGACGCCGGGCGCGGCATCAGGCGCAACAATTCACCATCGAACCGGAGAAGAAAACGGCGGGTGAAGAAGAGGAGATTTGTGAAATGTGTTCGGCGTAAGTTTTTTTGTGCGGATATGATATAGATAGAATGAGTGCAATAGAATATATTAAAACTGAACTTTCTAAAAATACAGATGCAGATGATATTATGGCAGAATTAGTTAAATCATTTAGTAATATTGAGGATTTTAGAACTGCATTATGCGATGGTGATAAATGCAAGACGTTCTTTGAGAATATTAACGAAGTTCCAAAAGACCAAAAACAATTATGGCGCCTACATTATAAAATAACCAAGATATGCAAAGAACCATCAGAGACCTGTAATTTTACACAAGTTCAACAATTTTACACTGATCGTAAAAAAGCTATGGAGCAATATAATGCTAACTATACCGAAGCAAATGTGGATGAACTGATTACCGCACTAGAACAAATCACAATCAACGATGGTGGAAAACAAAGAGGTGGAAAACAAAGAGGTGGAAACTTGGTACAAATCGTTACATTGATTGCCGGTATTGAAGTTGCCCTGTCGAAAGCAAAAAATGCTGCACTTGACGTAAAAAATAAACTATATGCGCTATGTCAAAAAGCCGGTAGTGCCATATATAATGCTCCATCTGTCGTATCAGAATGTTTACGCTCACTTATGGGCGAAACTCTTTATAAGATTTTGAAAAACATGGCAAAGGGAGCCATTGGAGCAGGTCTATTGACTGAAGTCTATCAAAATATCGAAAACATTATAAATGTATTACTATCAATTGTAAAATATGTGCCATATGTGGCCGGATTATTGACGATGTTAAGCACCGGACTTGTTGTTTTTAAATTAGCTGAGAAATTAGGAAATAAAGTACCTGGTCTGGTGGACTCGGTTACACAAATTGTTACTAATGCTGTTAATGAAATAGATGCAATTGATATTGATACTATACAATCTACAGTTGTAGATGCAATTACGCAAAAACTTAAAGATGCATCTAAAGCGGAAAAAAAATTAATTGAACAAGAAATGAATGATTTTAAAGCAACGATTCATGAAATATTATATAATGCAACGCTTAGTCCAGAAGCTATTGCCGCAAACAAACAACTAATGCAGGACATTGATGAGCGAGCGGCTGCTATGGTGGAACAAATTCAAGCAAACATTGCTCAACAAAAGCAAATCAATGAACATCGACAAGCAATTGCAGCTACTAATGCAATTGAAACTGATGACACATCAGAATCAAATGCACCAATATCAAATGCATCACCACTAAATGCACAAGTATTAACTGCACCAATATCAAATGCATCAATATCAAATGCATCACCACTAAATGCACCAATATCAACTGCACCAATATCAACTGCACCAATATCAACTGCACCAATATCAACTGCACCAATATCAACTGCTAAGAGAACAGTGAGTAAAGCTCAATTACCGTCTAAAGAAGATTTAAATACTGAAGAAAAATTAAATAACAATCCCTTCGGTTTTGGAAGCCTACTCGGTAACCCACCCGGTGGAAAACCCCACAAGAAACACCACAAAAAGACCCATAAAAAATCTGCCGCAAAACACCATAAAAAATCACGCAAACAAAGACGCTCCCGAAAACATTAATACACCTAACCATGCATCAATATATAACACTTCAAGCACGCCTCGACATCCACCATGGCATCATGTAATCCATCAGGAACAAAGCCAAACAAATGTGCATGCAATTCTGACAAGCGAGGCCATTTGTTGTATTCATAGGGTTCGCCTTTTTTGTTTTTACCCGTGGTTTTAATCGCACATAATTCGATACTGTTCATCATGGTACAGTATCGACGAATATTTATCGCTTTTTCAAATCCCAGATTCATCAATTTCCGTAATTCCGCCGGCGCATGATGGCGCTCCAACTCGACTTGAATCATTTTCGTATCAAACTCGATATTGTGCGCCACAACGCATCCACACATCACATAGTCGGCATACATGGTCCATAAGGCATCCAGTATAGGCACTCCACCATTGCATTTTTCGCGAGTAATCCCCGTCATATTCGTGATTTCTGGTGTAATAGTGATTTGTTCGCTGACGCGCACATAAGTATTGTATTTTTTTACGATTTTTGCGCCATCATAGACTAAATAACTGAGCTGCAATATATGGGGGCATTCGGCCAGATTGCTGATTTGTCGCGGTAAGAGACCCGTAGTCTCCACGTCAAATACGAGGATGTTTGTTGTCATTGTTTTTTTGTTTACTTGCCAGAAATGGTCGAATTCCGAAATCAATTTTATCCAGAAAACATCTAAATATAAGACCACATGTTTAGTCAGATGACCAACCTACTCTATGTGACGGCGTATTTGTATGATTCCGCAAATCGGCCTCTGGAGCATCCCGAATTCTCCGTGGAGCATTTGCATACGCTTTCTCGCCAACTCTCGCCGTCCCACCTTTTAATATTTGTGCTCAAATCGGGCGAATCCGCGATTCGCGAACTACTGGCGCCCTATTCTAACGTGACCATTGTCCCCGTAACCCTCGATGAGTTATGGACATGGAGAACCCTCGGTAACACCAGCTATGAATTACCCATGCATCGCAACCTGCAAAAAGACACGCGCGACCACCTATGGCGCACCCATGCCTGCGTCGAACTGGCCTATCGAGCCACTGAATTATTTACGGATAGCACCCACATTTGCTGGCTGAATTTCACCGTCCCCTACTTGTTCAGTGAACCCGACGAAACTTTCGCCCAATTACGCGCTTTCGCCCAGTGGCAGCTCTCACCAAAAATGCTGGCCATGCCGGGATGCCTATCGAGTGGTCCATCCAACCATCAAACGTTGACCGAGCAAATCTGCTGGCGATTCTGTGGCGCCGTCTTTTGGGGCGATGCCCAATCCATCAAAGAATTCTATAACACTTATTGTCGCGAATTGCCCCCCTTTTTGGAGGCCCACCAGGTTCTCCCATGGGATGTCAATTTCTGGGCGTACTTAGAGACCACCACGACTACGTTAGCGGGTGCCTGGTATGCCGGGAATCATGACGATTCCATTGTTGTCGGGCTTCCGCATAAATACTATACACAATGCTTAGCGGACACTCAGTCGTTTTGCAAAACAACCTACGAATATCCGGTGATTGCGGACATGCGTCCTACTTCGGCTGCGTTTTTGCAGTTACATGACGGGCGTCGTATCTTGAATACTCGCTATGTGAATTACTGGCTCTATGCAGACGGGTCCTATCGGTATCCCAGCCATGAACATGTCATTGAGAACGCAAATATGCTTTGTGACATAGACGATACATTGATGCCATCGGATTTTCGACAGATGAAGGAGAACACGGGTTTGACCGAAACTGTAGGGGCATATTCGCGCGGTCTAGAAGACATTCGTCTCTATAAATATGATGGCAAAATCAAGTGCATCGCCACGAATGTGAATTATGTGAACAGTGGCCGGAATCGTATGGTTTTAGGCAATTATTGCTTGGTGACGGGTGAAATCACGGATGGTCGTCTATTACACCCTCCGCAAGAGACCTGGTGCGAAAAGAACTGGATTCCGGTGGACTATCGGGGACAAGAGGCGTTTATTTATCAATGGTGGCCGATGCACATTGGGGTCTTGGATGAGAAGGACCATTTGACCATTGTGCGAGAACATAAGTTGATGAATCCATTGTTTAAGAGGGTTCGCGGGTCAACCCTGTTTTTGCCTCAAACGAGTGGGTCACTGATTGGCGTGGTGCATTTTAGCGAAGAAGGTTCTCCGCGCAAGTATTTTCATATGCTGGTGGAATTAGACGACGAATCCTTGATGCCTCTCCGGTTTTCGCAACCTTTTTGTTTCGAAAGTTTAGGCGTCGAATTTTGCATTGGGTTTACACACACAGAGGACGCCTATTTATTTTGGATATCGCGCATGGACCGTGACCCGTGTATGATAAGCGTGTATAAAGAGGAACTTATTTTGTCTACCTATTGTATAAGAGAATAATATGATGAATCGATTACTAGGTAGAACAAATAAGGGTCCGGAAGCATATAATGGTGATGGCACGATGCCACTGCTTGCTCCAGAGAATAAAATAGTTGTAAGTTTCGACGCATTAGGTGAAAAATATAATGGCAAATATAGAATCACTGCTGAAAAGGGTGGTAAAACCGCCGAATATGTGGTGGACCCGAATGCTCCATCTGTAAACAAGGCAGTTGTTGAGGCCATTGTCAGTAAGCTAAATGGTGGGGAGGAAAAAGTAGCTGGACCACCTGAACCACCTGGACCACCCACTGAACCAACCCCAGAATTACAAGCACTCAATGCTGCGGTAGATGAATTAATTGCGGGCATTACTGATTCTGGAAAAATCAATACCGCTACTGATAAAATTACCACTGCTACTGGAGCAATCACAGTTGCTGATAAAGACGCAGCCATATCAAAGGTAACAGAAGCCATTGCTGCAGTAGATAAAGCATTAACGCCAGTAACTGGTGCGGCTCCTGCATCAGAGTCATTAATACCAGTCCTAGAAAATGCAAAAAAAGCCTTACTAGCCGCGAACGAAACTTTGAATAAACTTGTGGAACTTGCACCACCAGCACCAGCCGGCGGTTACAATTCCGCGAAATCAGCGGTGCCTAAAAGAATCACCCGTATGCGCAGAACCAGACGCTCCACTAAACTCGCCGGCACCCGAAGACGCAGACGTCTAACACGCTAAATCATAATTATTTTCGAATAATCATTATTTTTATACCGTCGGGAAAAATTCCCAGTCTAAATCCATACACACCTTCTTCCATATCATGTCTTGCTCGAGCTGTTTCTCGCGGTCTTTCATCATAGGGATATAGGGCAAATATTGCACTTGGTCTAACAGCACACACAACTGATACAGCGTATACGTATAATTGAAAAAATTCGTGCGATTTGGTGGACAATGCACCGCCCAGGGTTTCTGAATCTCGATAAACAATACGCATAAAGTCTCGTGGAGTTCTTCATTCATGATGGGCGGTTTGATACCGAATTGCGAATTGATGTATTGTATGTGCTCGAAATATTTATTGAGCCCGAGCTTGCGCAAAATATCGCGCATCTTGTCGTAATTGATGAGTGACATGTCGGTAATACGCTCCTTTTTGATACGCGCGCGAATGGCTTCGATGACTTCGTCGGGAATCTGGGTGGTTTCTTTCGCCTGGAATTGCGACAAAATCTCTTTGAAATGGTTTAGGCGAATATAGGCCGTGTAGGATACTTCACTAGGGGGCTCTTTGCTGGATGGTTTTGAACTATCGACAATATAGGTAATAAAACGGCCGCATTTTTGATTGTTGCAAATCAAAATACCTTCTTCGTCCTGGGGGATTAATTCGCCCGCATGGCAGTTCTCGCAAATGTCGGAAGGGACGACGAAATCCTGTATATTGAGGACGGTGTTGTTGATGTTTTTCCAATAATTGTGGTAAGTGTTTTTCGATTGGGAATATTTAGCGCTTTTCGGATTGGCCGAATCGGCACTGGTCGATTTGATTTTGAAGAAACTGTTGAGAACATTTGTGTTCTGGTTGTTGTTTCCGGAAGAGACTTGCTTTTTTTGCTCGAAATAGTCGAAAATGTGTTTTGAGTTCTCGAGCAAGTATTGTTTTTTGCGGGATTTGAGGTCGCGAATTTGCATGGATAAAGCGTCGATTTTGTCCTTGAGGTCCATATAGACGTCAATCTGGTTTTCTGCGAGGCCGCGGACTTGTTCTTTGAGACGATTTTTTTCGGCAATGAGGAGTGGAATGGTTTCGGTCTCGGCCTGATGAAACTGATTTAACATTTCACTATGTTTTTCATCAATGGTGGTCTGTTTATGCATATGTATATACACACATAAAAGGCGTGTTTTTATGTAGATTTTAGGCGAAATTGATTAGGATATTATGCGTTTCTTTGTTTTGTTTTTGCCATGCGCTTTTTTTGTTTGCTTTTTTTTAACAATTTGAACTCGATGTTTTGTTCCCTTTTTATTTTTTCGACTACCTCCTCTGCGACGTTTAAGGGGATTTAAATAATTTACAATTGAGCTTGCTGCATTTGTAATTTTATCTATTTTTTCTTTGACGTTAGCAACCGATAGTTTTTTTCGAGTCGGAGATGTAAAAACATCTGATGTTGTTATATCGTCACTTTTAATAGGAACGATTGCTTCTGAAATAAATCCAAACATTGTTAATATTGTCTTACCAATTACTGAGTTATCTTTTTCCAATATTGTTTTTATGTTTCTATTGTATTTATTCATTATTTGTTTTGATTTATCTAATACAAATGGCGCTGAATTACCATATTTCTCTTTCATCGATAATGATAAATCCGTTATTTTTGCATAAAACTTTTTTTTAATGGCAAGAATTTTATCATAATATGAATTTGCATCTGTATCTTGAGTGATTTGTAACGCATTGATAAGATCTATGGAATCATGTATATTTTTATTTTGTTTGAATATAGTTTGTAACCATGTTACTGGTCTGAATGAAGCCGTTGAACTCCTAGATTGTCTAGCATTAGCGACAATTGCTGCCCCAGTTATTATTTCATATGCATTTACGTCTATTACTTTTTGCAATTCACTAATTTGAGAATTGATTGTTTGTTTTATATCAGCTTGAATCTCTGGATATTTGTATATATAATACACATTGTCGTGATATTGTTTTAATATTGTCAATAATGATTTGATAGTGTTAATGTTTGTAGAATCGATTATTGATAATAAGTTAGTTAATTGTGGTACTAAAATGGTTACGTTAGGTTGAATGATTGTTGTAAAAATCGTGGTATTGTCTAAGGTATCGACATATTGATCACTTATTTTTTCTTTTAATATATCATTTACTTGATTTATATCATTATATATGTCAGCTATCGAAGAAATTCGATTAATCGGTGAGAGAGACGACTTTGGAAGAGAATCTAAAAATACGAGAATTTCCGCTAGTTTATTTTTGGCACTAATAACCGGGTCTTTTTGAGGTAACAACACTCCTAAAAAATGTACTCTATCACACGATTCTTCACTTTCTTCCTCTACTTCCATTGATGACGAACTACTTGCTGCGTAATATCTAGCTACTGTTGGAATATTTTTAGCAATAGAATAAATATATGCTAATCGATCACCCGACAAATACAATGTATTTAGTTTTAATATTTCGTTGAAAAATTCCGTTGTCATCGCACTTCCATGGTCGCCGGTTGATTTAAATCGGGTTAAGAGAATATATAGATATTGTTTTGTATTTATTGGATCCATTGTAGTTATTAGCATTTTGTATACCACAATAATAATTTCTTTTAAATTTGCATATTCAGCCGACTGTTTTACGGGTATAATATAATCATCGCCAGTTTCTATAAAATACAAACCATATGACAACACTTGTACACTAAACCCACCTAATGGAATTGGTATATATGTTGTTGTTAGTCCGTCTTGTGTTATAGATACTGCTGGATAAAATTCTGAAGAAACGGATTCTGTGGTTCGAATGTCAGTTGCAGACGCGATTCGCAACTTGAACGTAATTTTTGGTATGCAATATAAATTTAATAAATTGTTATATACGTAATCATACATGGATATAGACTTATCTCCAACTGTCGTTCGTGAATCATAAATATAATGCATTTTACCATTGACCATTACTTCATTTTCATACACTAAAGAAAGCTTATATTTCGAATTATTTCCATCAGCTAGTTCTTTAAATGTTATCTTCCCTGCGCCAGCCGGGTCCCATAAATTACAAAGCGATTTCACCAATGTAATCTTATCTTGCCATTGCGATTCTGTTTGTATACTCATACAGGCATCTAATATACAATATTCATATCCATCATTCCGTAGTTTCTCGAAAAAAGGATTCATTTGATTTGGCGGATTTTTTTCGAAAAACTGTATTTTTTTAGTTTCCCAAGTTGACGGAAATGATTCCGAAAAATAATAATACATATTATCAACGTCTCCGCAAATATTTCCTAATAAAAAATCGTCTTTCACAATGTCTTCGAAATTTGTAGGATTATTACTATAGTAATTATACAGTTTGTCGACTTGAGAAATTTGACCAAAATTAGAATAATTTTTGTTTAAGAATTGTTCGGCTATTTTCAAAAAATCAGATGCCCTGTTTTTTGTTTTTGAAAATTGTGGAAATATACCATTGCGCGACTTTCCAAAATCATGCAGCGAATCTGGTATACCATAATTTAAACACCATAGTAGCATAGTTACACAATCCAAATTTAATTCACCACCTATTTTTTTTCGTTTTTCTTCATGATTGTCTGTCATTTCTTCATGATAGTCTGTCATTTCTTCATGATTGTCTGTGATTTCTTCATGATTGTCTGTCATTTCTTCATGATTGTCTGTCATTTCTTCAAGTAAATGTTGACGAATACTTAAAATTATTTCATAATAATAATCATATATAATATTCTCAAGTTCTCTTGTAAACATATCACAATTGAAAATATTCTTGGATTTTATTTGATGATTTAATTTAAAATCTAAATCACCCATTTTAGTGCCTCGTGGATATGTGGGAGGCATTTGAAGTTGTAAAGGCGGTCGCGTGGATATGGTTTGTGTTTGACTAAAAGGTAATTGAGAAAGAAGATAATTAGTGGGAAATACCGTCGTCATATAGTTATATATTGATTACATAATAATATACACACCCCAAAGCGTAAAACTCGTAAAAATCAATTATCCACTCAGTATAAACGCTATGGAAAAAGAACATCAAAAAATGGTTTTCATCATGAACGCTCTAAATGATGGGTGGTCCGTGAAAAAAAACCAGGACAAATATATTTTCACTAAAAAACACGAAAACAAAGTCGAAATATTCCAGGAAGATTATTTAGCCACTTTTATTGTCAATCACATGTGTTTACAAAAATAACGCCATCTTGCAAAATAACATGTAGACAAAGACTATCTGTTATTTAGACCTAATTACTTTCCCGTAGAACCGAAGCCTCCTTCGCCCCTCTTTGTCTCCTCGTGGCTTTCCACAACATCCACATCGCTAAATCTTTCAATACGGGTCAAAATCATTTGCGCGATTCGGTCACCCGCCTTCACCGAATACGTGGCATCAAGCGAATTGTTGATAAAACAGACGAAAATCTCGCCTCGATAATCGTAATCGACGACCCCCGCCCCCACATCAATATTGTTCTTGACGGACAGACCCGAACGTGGGGCAATCCTCAAATAATAGTTTTGCGCATTTTCGCAATTACCGCTAATCCAGGAAACCGAGATTCCGGTGCCGACTAAGCGCCTCGATTGTGGAGGGACATCAATTGATACATTTGCCATCAGGTCCATACCCGCGGCGTAGTCGGAACCGTATCTGGGAAGTTGCGCATTTTCGGTGAGTTTTTTGACGAGGAGCTTCATCGTATTAGTAGAAGATGATGGAGATATAGGTTTATGTTGTTTTTGCGAAAAAACATAAACGAAATGCAGAGATTATTCACATTTTAGTATGATTTTTGATATACACATAAATATCATTTATCACTGTAAAAATATTGAAATTTTTGTCATGAGGCGAATATCGTATAAATGTGCAATTGATTTTATCACAAATATATTGTTGTCGTTCCGCATCGCTGGATTTATTGATAGTATAATTATGATGAAATTCGTCGCATTCAATTGCTAAATTGTAGTCTGGAAAATACAAATCGATTCTATATGCATCTACTTTGTATTGTTGAAGCATGGTTTCATTCTTGAATGCTTCGACGATACATTTCAACGTATCTGCTTCTATGGACATATAAATTTTACTGTGCATATCAATATTGAGTTCTTTTGCCATATCAAAACCCCCTGAACTGCGGGTTATTCTCAATATTTTGAGTAATCCATTGTATGTGAGGAATAACATTTGCTGTTCTCCGCCAGTTGTTTTTACGAGACGTTTTATTTTTTCTGTATCGGTGAAATGTGCTATAGAATTTCTTATACGTTTTACATTCAATATTTTCCCAATATCCTGCGCGCAAAATAATACTCGTGGCTCGACATCATTGCGAATGATATGACACTTGTATTTATTCGCTATTTTATCTGCAATTTCTAATTGTTCCATATACATTTTAGAATACACAATATCTCTAAATGCATTATCGAGCGAATATATTCAATAAAACATAGTAATGTGTTTTCATGCATCTTCTCCCTCTCCCCTCTTTTTCCTAAATCTTTTCCCTCCAAACCCCTTTTTCCTAAATCTCCCTCCCACCCTTTCTCCTAAATCTTTTCCCTCCAAACCCCTTTTTCCTAAATCTCCCTCCCATCCCCTTTTTCCTAAATCTCCCTCCAAACCCTTTCTCCTAAATCTTCCCCACCCCCCAAATCAAACACAATATCTATAACACAAAATACACCACATATATCTCAAATAACTGCATAAATCAAGTCAAATCCATCACAATTCAAAAATTATGCAGTGACCGATTTATCGCTAAATCATTCCCCCGGCTGGAATTATTTAGCAATACTAGAAATTATTTTCTTTGTATGTTATATACCCCAAGTCTAAAAAATGGGAGGAGCTTTGAAGACGAGCCAATTGCATAATGTAACACCATGCAATTGACTCGTGACTAGAGCATAAAAACAACCCGCTACAAACAATTTCAGGCTCTGTTTGTAGAAACTTCGGTTCGACCCCTGAATTTCACACGGTCAGTTGTTAGTGAGGTGCATAACACCTTGCAAGATTACTTGTTGTTCGGGAAACCCCTTAGAGCTTCAACTACTAAGTATGCTGGGAAACTTGCATATGGCGGAGAATAGAACTCCGGTATAGTAATAATGTTGAAGATTGGGCAATCCGCATGGTTATAACCTAAAGACGCTATGCTAGTCTAAGGTTAGCCGTCAGAGACTGAACGGTAATCGCTCGACGATGAAGGTCTAAGCAACCTGAGTCGGGTTAAGATACAGTCCATCCCTCTAGGGAAACCTAGAGGTAGCGAGTAATGCAATTAGTCGCCTACGGCGCACAAGACGTTTTCCTTACTGGAACCCCTGAAATCACCTTCTGGAAGGTCTCTTACAGAAGACACACCAACTTTGCCATGGAATCCATTGAGCAAACCTTCTCTGGTCAAGCCGATTTCGGCCGCAGAGTTACCTGCACCATCTCCAGAAATGGTGATTTAGCCTACAGAACCTACTTACAAGTCACCCTTCCTGAAATCAACCAATCCATGAAGGGATCATCTGGCGCTGTCTATGCCAGATGGTTAGACTTTGTCGGTGAGCAATTAATTGCTCAAGTTGAGGTCGAAATTGGTGGTCAACGCATTGACCGTCAATATGGTGACTGGATGCACATCTGGAACCAAGTTACCATGTCCTCTGAACAACAAAGAGGATACTTCAAGATGATTGGTAACACCACCCAACTTACCTACATCACCGATCCAACCTTCGCAAACGTCTCTGGCCCATGCGCTGCTTCTGGCGGACCTTCCCAAGTCTGTGCCCCAAGAAACGCTTTACCAGAAACCACCTTGTACGTTCCTCTTTTATTCTGGTTCTGCAGAAACCCAGGTTTAGCATTACCATTGATCGCCTTGAAATCTGTAGGGCAGAAAAGTATCCAACCTAAAGTATCCGAGCAATGCTTTAGAGAAAATTTGTTGTGGTCTCGGGACAATGAATATTGTCAATCCCAGATGCTAGTCTCTTGCTATTAACTAGCAATAGGCAACATATCCAAATTGCGGGAAGTTCTTAAAGAACGGGCTACGAAGCTGCAAATGAAAGTTTGCAGTGGCTGAGAGTAGAACTCAGGTATCGTAAAAATGCCCCTTATGAAGATGTTACTACATCCGAAATAGATAATCCGCAGCCAAGCCTCTAAGTCCGAAATGATAAGGATATGAGGAAGGTTCAACGACTAAATGGTTATGGGTCTGAGAAGTCTAATCCACTTCTATGACGACTTAAGATATAGTCTAGTCCCCAGCAAAATTCTTAATGTAATATGTTGATCGAATTAAGAATGCTGATAAATACTCCGAAAGGAGGGGTAAAAGTGATTCGTACAGTATCACGAAGTTAAGATCAACATCGATTTCAGACCAATCGGTGAGTGCTTATGGGCAGTTTCCAGTTTAGACAGTACCACCTCTGGTTCCACTGTATCTGTCTCCTCCGCATACCAATCCTCTTTAGTCGCTGCATCTTTATACGTTGACTATGTCTTCTTAGACACTGACGAGCGCAGAAAAATGGCCCAGAACCCACATGAGTACCTTATCGAACAAATCCAGTTTACCGGCGACGAGTCTGTAGGCAGCTCATCCAATAAAATCAAGTTAAACTTCAACCATCCTTGCAAGGAATTAGTATGGGTTGTTCAACCTGATGCCAACGTTGATTACTGCTCATCCTTAGAGACTGGAACTACCTTGTTCAAGACCTTAGGTGCTCAACCATTCAACTACACTGATGCCATCGATGCTTTACCAAATGCCATCCATGCCTTCGGTGGTCCAGCTGAAACTTCTGGCTCCAATGCTTTCATCGTTGCCGCCACTGGATTATTCGACATGGCTGGTGCTGTTGATGTTAGTGGCAATGCTACCTGGGGTGCAAACAATGTCCTTGGTGGTGCTTCTACCGAGACTGGATCTGGTTTATCCGATGCAGGCACCTTCGTCCTTGCCGAGACTGCTCTTGACATGCACTGCTGGGGTGAGAACCCAGTCGTCACCGCTAAGTTACAACTTAACGGCCAAGACAGATTCTCTGAGCGTGAAGGTTCATACTTCGATGTTGTCCAACCTTTCCAACATCACACCCGTGCACCAGATTGCGGTATCAACGTATACTCTTTCGCATTGAGACCTGAAGAGCATCAACCAAGCGGCACATGCAACTTCTCCAGAATTGATAACGCTGTCTTACAGCTTGTCCTTTCTTCTGCCACCGTCAGTGGAACTTCCACTGCCAAAGTCAGAGTATATGCAGTAAATTACAACGTATTACGCGTCATGTCAGGCATAAACAGAAATAAAAAAATGTGCCCAAAAACAACACGCCACAGACATATAGGCTCTGTTTGTGGAAAAAACGTTTGGACCCCTAGATATACCATGGTCAGTTGTTAGTGAGGTTAAAACCTTGCGAGATTACTTGTTGTTCGGGGAACCCCTTAGAGCCTCAACTACGAAGTGAGTATAGGAAACTTACTCATGGCGGAGATAAAACTCCGGTATCGTAATAATGTTGAGGATTGGGCAATCCGCATACTTACTACCTAAAGACGATTTGCTAGTCAATGGTAGGGTGTCAGAGACTGAACGGTAGTCGCTCGATGATGAAGGCCTAAGCAGCCAGAGTCGGGTTAAGATACAGTCCATCCCCCTAGGGAAACTTAGGGGTAGTCGAGGGCAGGCGTTGCTTACAGTAATTAAAGTCGCTGCATATGTGCAGTGGTATGTTTCATTTGTATTAATTAATTAAATATGAGGCTATTTTATGGCTTCATATTTATATATTTCTCCGTTTTGCGATATAATTACAGCATGTATTTTCAGACACAATATGTCTTGAATTTTCATGTGTTTGATAAATCAATTCACATTTGTCTATCATTTTATCAAATTCATAATCGCTCTTCATAAAATTGCATTCTCCGCAACATGCTTTCACATTTGTCATTATATATCCTTGTGAATTATCAAATCGGTCAATTCCATTTTGATGTAATCCGTTATTTTGTTTTCCACATATATAACATGGTTCGTCTGCAATACTTTCATATTCCTCATTCGACAATGCAAATTCTAAATTTCGATATGCGGCACCGTGTTTATAATTATTATATGACCCACGTATATGATTTGCGAAACACTCTGGATGTAAATTTCCAGCAATTCGTTGTTGATATGTAAGAATATGTTCTATTCTAGAAATAAATATGGAATACCCAATCGACCCTTTCATATAATTACACATTTGACAACAACTTACGCAATTTTCCAATATATAACCCTTTTTTGAATCAATTCGGTCGATTCCATTGAATCCACGAGTTTGAAGAATGCCACAATAATAACAAGGTGTTTGTGTAATAGAAACAAATTCATCGTACGATAGGGAAAATATCAATTTTCGTTTTGGGCAATCTTTGATATAACATCTATATTTTTCTTTTATGCTATTTCGCGTAAGTTCGTTGCGATGTTCTTTATCGCGTAATAAATCTTGAGTATGATTATTTTCGCGACATTTTTCACACGTTTTTGTGATTTTGTTTTTACAACCAATAAAGAATTCAAATGGTAAGTTTTTACAGCAAGTATTACAATATTTCATATCATCTGACGGATTCGTTTCATTTAATTTCTTCACTTCATTGCGCATTGCATTGTCTTTGTTTCTTTCATCGGCTAAACAAATTTCGCATTTTGAATACGGATAATCCATAGCTAGTTGACTTCTACATCCACGGATTACATTGAAACATGTTTTCATATTCATGTTGTGTGTTTCATCTTGAAATACACATAACTGATGCTTACCGCAATAGACATTTTCTACTGAACGTTTGAATGTGCATCCTGATTTTATGCATAATATTTTATTTTCTCGCGCCTTTTGTCGATTGATAATACTTCGATTTGTGCATTTTTCACAAATCTTTGCACTTCCTTCAAAATAATACATCTTTCTACAAGATGAACATAGTTCCAATTTAGACAGCATCGTATCATCATAGGCGTTCATATATTGATGATATTTGCAAAACCGACTGTCTTGTATGATATGGTTTCTACAATTGTCGTTATGGCGGTCTTTCGCTAAACATTTCATAATGGATATATATTTTTGTATATATGTTATGGACAATTCAATTTTGCGCAACCGAAGCTCTAACAAATCATAGATTTCGCCATCTATAATAAAACGATAAATATAGGCATTCAATCAACACTAACCCTAAACCACTTAAACATTTTTGTCTAACTAACAAGACTATCCCACATGAACGACATCAATTATATCTTTATCCATTTTGCTTTATATATGGTATCCATCATTATCACGGCGCGATTCTTAGTATTGTATTATTCACTCATAGAAACCAACCGAAAAAAGATTTTGAGGATAAGCAAACTGACGGAAGAAAATCACAAACAATTGCAAAATCAAATCGATATGTTGTTTTGTTCCAACAAAGACATCATCACCATATACGACAATAAAATGCGCGATGTCATCAACTTTCAAGAAAAACTCGCAGACAAATTGCACAACAATATAATGAATTTGCAGGAAATGATTGGAAAGACGAATTGTGAAACGCTGCACATCACCGAAAAAATCCACATTACGAAAGATGAAATCGAAGAACAAATTTCAAACATCATACACATGCAACAAAAAATCGTATTGTATATAGAAAACAATATCAATGACCTAAAAACGCAGTTCTGTAATAGAATTGACAATAATGGATAAAACCCTTATAACCCAAAAAATCTATATCACAAAATCCATATAGAAAATCGCCCCTATACACATACACAATGGCAGCCTATGCATCTACGACAACTCAAAATAGTCTATTAATGAAGAGTCTCATGGAATTTTATAGTGACCGAGAGAACATACACAAAATGATGAATATCATCAATGGCGAATCCAAAATTTCGCTGCGTATCGTCGACTGGTTCGTCACCAATTTCGCCAAAAAGTATTATACGGTATATGATTTACCCACTACGCGCACCAATGGCGTCGTCGAACTGACCCGATTCAAAGTCTACAATGACTACAAACTCAAATTGAAAGCCTACAGCAAGCGCAATTTCGACCCCTTTTGTCGATGGGAGCGTATCTCCATCCCCTACGACGAAGAAAAATACATGGAGACTACATTAGGCCAGCTCAATTTCTTCAAATGGGCCATCGAGAACAATATCATCGATTTTATACGCAACCACTATGCCGACATCGAAGAAGATATGAATTCGCGCAACAGCACTTCCAAAAAGAAACAGGAAGAATTGTCGCAAAACGACAAGACCCGCAAGAAACGCGAAGAATTGTCGGTTTCGGCGTGCAAATGCATCAAAAAAGAAAATGTCAAGATTATCGTGAAATTCACATAAAGAATAATCAATAATACATATAACTATATTATTGATGCAAAAACCATATATGGCCATTATCAAAATCCCCTTCACATTAGCAGATGATGGTTCTATGACACCCCATCAAGACCGCTATGCTATCGATTTTAAATCCATTGATGAATTGCCGCCCATCAATCGAGAAGAACATGGGGCCCTCCTGCAGCAGTTATTGTCGTCAAACAACGACACCCAATCCTCCGAAAACATTAAGGAACCAGACGAAAACATTAAGGAATCAGACGAAAATATTAGCGACCCCACCGAAAACATTAGGGAACCAGACGATGATTCACATATAGAGAACAAATCTTCGGAACCAGAAAACCATCATCCGCTGATGGTATCGATTCGCGAATTCATGAATCGACCATCTCCGAAACAAAGCAACACAATATCTTTCAAAAATAGACCACATAGTGCGCGAAAAAACCGTAGCGCAAAAAAACGACCTCATCCCGCAAACGACTTACAACCCGTGAGCGGAATATGACCCTTAATAAATTACAATAGGAAATTGTAATTTCTCAATGACTTAATCCCGCAAAGGACGTTGATTTGATTGCACCACCAATGGAGCAGGAATCAACAAAGGAATACGGTCAATCACTGACAATGATTTCAAAGGTGCAATCTCCGGAACCGTCGGAGATTTAGGCGTGACTAAATTGGTAGAACCGATTCCGCGAAGCATCGATTCTATATCACAAGAATTACTCGACAATTGAGTGCGAGAAACATTTCCGGCCAACAATCCGTCGCCGGGTAGATAGGTTTGTTCAGGGCGACCATAATGCGCAGCAGTGTTATAGCCGACATGTTGTGCAAATGCCCATTGTTCTAATTGATAATCCCCGGGTGTATTTTTACTGCGCGTAGATGCCATAGTTATATAATGCCAATATATTATTTCGTAGTCAGTTTCGTTTTCAGCGACAAATAACAGGGGTGGTCGTCGCAAGATTCGGCAGGACTCGAAAGGAATTTACTGCACAATAAATAAAACTCCTTCAAATAATCATAGGAAAACAAGATGGCTAAACCAATGGTCGCCTCTTCGGTCATCATTTGTGATGCAGCTAAAGTATATAATTCCATAAAGGTCGAATTATTGCGCGTATTTTCCCATATATAATCGAGCGCCTTGGTCATTTGTTCCGTGTCATAGTCATCATCTGGCAAATCATTATTACACAAAAAACAAATCAGTTTCACGGCAGCGCGATATTCGTCGTCGTTCTCATAAGATAGCGATTCGATGCGTAGATTGAAAGGCAAATGATTCGTCATTTGATTCATATGAATAACATAATACGATTGTTTTATGTTATTTCAAGGGTGGATTTATTTTTTGTTTGAAGATGGCATTTCGCGAGTTGCGGCTCCACCACGGACCCAACCATCCATTGCGGCTTCTTCTACAGTGTAAGAAGGGTTTGCAACGCGCTCGTTCATCATAGAATCAGTAGGATACATGGAATAGTCCATGAATGATTTTTCCATAATAGTGCCTACACTCTTTTGATGATTGACGATTTCGCCCTGCTGTAATCTCGATTCAATATCAGGGTTTCCGGCACCTCTTCCTAAATAAGGGACGGTGGCAAAAGGTCGTTGTAGTAATTGCACTTTCTCTAAAGGACGTTCTTGCTCGACGCTCAATTTCAACAAAGATTCGTAATCAACCACACCACCACCGACGCCACTTCCGCCATTGACACCGTTAAAAGTGACAGTAGGTTGCATGGTGGCGAATTTCACGTGAGAATCGGACTTGGTTTCCGAGAAAAAATTCGATAAAGTGTAATTTGCCATTCGAGTGTTATACATGTTTTTTTGAGTATTATCGGTCGCGTCTGCCCCAATACGGCCTAAATTATTGAACATATAAGACATATTCTTGTATACTATACTATTACACAAGAATTTTCGAAAACTCTACATGTTTGTATGACGGGATAAATTGCGGGCGCAAGCAAATGGGTTGCCTTCTTTGCATGAAACCATACTACCGTAACAAAAATCCGCGAATCCATTTTGGTCGTTCGGAATGGTGGAACTAGGGGTAGAATAAAAAGGGCGCAAGGATTGTTCGAAAACATATTGTTCTCCTAAATCTCGGAAAAGTTTGTTTGAAATATCTGGCTGGTCTGGGTTCAAGTTTTGCACGAGTTGTTTTGCTTCATCTAGCACTCGATTGCTGACGACGGGATTGCCAGTGTATGGTGCGGGTTTTTTATTCGGATTGTAATCATAGTCATTTAATAATACATTGCTAAATGGGTTCTCCGCCGATGGTTCGTCGAAAACCTCGCCAGAGATTGGGATGCCGTTTTGTTCTAATAAATCGCGGGCGGGTCCTTCAAAGGGTTCAGCTAAATCTTTTCGGTGGGAGGAAATGGCGGCATCTTCGTTGGATTTATAAAAATACATCAGGTAAATCGAGAACAGGGTAATTGCCGATATGACTAAAATGCGTAAACTGCGCGAAAATGCAAAGCCGACAATTGTCAAAACAATCACAATCCGACTGATGGCATTCAGTTTTTGTTCATATGTCATATCTTCGGTCGGAAAAAATTCCAGCAAATATTTCGGCTGCAAGAGAACATTCGGATTTTCACTCCAAAACTGTATCTTTTCGGGGTGTTCTCTTTTCATACAAGAATTATTTTCACATTGTTCATCTTCCATACTATACATACTCTATATATTTAGAATCTATATATTTTACATCAGTTGCCCCCAAATCCCACCATCAAATCAATACTATAACACAATTACATCGAATCGGTTGTCAGAGTGCGTTTGATACATTTTTCGTCGATGGAGAACGTCTCGTCGCTGTGATTTTGTGGGACGATTTTCAAGATACATTTCGATTTTTCTCCATAAAGTGGTTCGGTGCAGCCTTTTTCGCTCTTTTTTAGCATTTCTTCATGTTCTCGTTTTAGTTCTTCTAAAGATTTAGCGCAACGAGAACGAAAGTGTTCATAACGTTCTCGCACATCCGCATAGGACAATCCGGATTTCTTCCCCAGCATTTTGTTAATGAGTTCATGTAATTTGTATATATAGAGCGAAAAGGTTGCGCGGTTCTCCATATGCTTCCACAACAATGGTAGTTTTTTGAAATTTTTCTTGAGGTTTTTGCGACATTTTCCGCAAGGCAATACATATTGTAAATGGAGGACAAAATCGCGATAATGACGTTTCTCGTCACAAGACGGCGCCACTGGATAATTAAAACTCATGGTATGTAGCAAATGCCAGGTGCTCGGTCCCCACACGGTCGTAAGCATCCCGTCATTGCTCGAATAATGTTTGCGGGTAAATACTTTGCGAGGTTTGGTTGATTTCTTTTCGGTTTTGTGATTCATACTTATAGTAGGGTGATATATTCTGGTTTATCAAAAAAATATCCTAAATAACGATTTAGGATAAATAGACTCCCGCGTTTTTTCTGCAGACAAAATAATATCCTCCTATACTATAATGTCGTCGTTAGTTGATTTAATATATTCCCGATATATTCGTAGGTATTCTACATTACTGTTGGTGATTCTTTTGTTGATTCTATTTTCATTCGTGGCCTACTATGGTTATAAACAATTCTATGCCGCCAAAAAAGACGATGCAAAATACAACAATGTGGCAAACGCAAACACCCGCGGCAAACCGGCCGAAGTTATATTCTTTTATGCGGACTGGTGCCCTCATTGCAAGAAGGCGAAACCACAGTGGTTTCAATTCAAGGAAGAATACAACGGCACCGTCATCAATGGATGGGAAGTGCAATGTCGCGAAGTCGATTGCACCGACGAAAACAATGAAAAATCAAACGCAATGATTGCGAAATTCAAAATCGAGTCGTATCCGACCATCATCATGTTGGTCGGCGAAACCAAAATCGATTTTGACGCAAAAGTGACAAAAGACGCCCTCGGTCAAATGGTGGCATCCGCTACGAAATAGTCAAGTTCTCCTGAATATTTGTCGGCATATACCATCGATTCCATAAATCAACACCCTTTGTAATGAACAAAAGGCGTTGTTCCATCGACGACATGCACTTAATCATGTCATAAATCGAAATCATGGTATTTTCCAGGGCAATCTCATGTTTGAGTTTATAATCGTGCGACCTATCATGACACGAATGTTCATAGACTTTGCTCATGAGAATCGAAATGTAATCAAACAAGGTGGATTCTTCGGTGATGGTATTGACGGATTTATCTACTTTAGCTAAAGTGATGCCGAAAATCTCGTCTGGCTCGGCGCCGTTCTCAATACAAAACTCCAGAGGATAATTCACTATAGCACCTCCGTCAATATAACATTTGCCGTCTTTTAACAAGGGGGACAACAAGATTGGCAAACATGCCGAGCAATATACTGCATCGATGACGGTCCATTCGGGATGGGTTTTGTAAGACATGACAACCGATTGATAACTATGCAATTCGACACTGTTGATATAGACGGCGATTCCAGTTTGTTCGTAGAATTCGAGCAATGTGGTAGTAGCGTCGAAATCTTTGCCGAGCATGGGTGGTAATAAAAATTCTTCGATGATTCTCTTGTCATAGACACCGCGATTTTCGTAGGCCGCAAAGGTGCCGTGAATATCGATTTTAAAAACATGTTGCCAGGGACGTTTCAAAATAAAATCGTCTAAATCTTCCCAGGAATATTTCAAGGCCATGTAGATGGCTAAGACCGCGCCGATGGAAGTGCCATAGATACTTTCGATGTTTTCGATGTGCCAAAAGCCGGCCTTGTTGCTTTCGCGCAAGACGCCGTAAGCGGAGAACCCCGTCACTCCGCCGCCGGCAATCACCAGATGTTTTATGTTTCGAGATTCATGTTCCATAGTATTACACCCTTATGTGAGAATATCCTTATGTGTTTTCGCGTGGAAATATTTTTATATGGACAGTATATAGCTATGGCATTTTTATATGTGAATGATGAAGAAACGACTGCAAAGATAAATATTGACGAGTTGTATGAGAAAAATCAGCGGCGGGATTTGAAACAGTTGTCGATATTTAACAAAATATTGAATCGCATACATCGTCGTATTACCACCACGGGTCGGACAAAAGCGAATGAAAAACATATTTGGTTTACGGTTCCCGAATATATCTTTGGAGAACCGGTGTATGATAAATCGGAATGTATCGCCTATATTGTGACGAAATTAGAGGACAATGGGTTTCATGTGCGATATATGCATCCGAATACATTGTTTGTTTCGTGGATGCACTGGGTTCCGGCCTATGTGCGAAATGAAATCAAAAAGAAAACGGGAAATGTGGTGGACCAGTTTGGTAATTTAGTCAAAAAGAAAGAGGATGAAGATGCCGCGGATGATATGAATGCGAATATATTCAATAATGGAAAGCCGGTGCAAAAAGAGCAGAAACAATACACGCCGATTGACCAATATAAACCGTCGGGCAATCTGGTGTATAAACCCGAGCATTTTCAAAAAATTGAGAAGAAAGTGTCGTTCGTGTAACCTCTTTGATACAATATGTCCATGCATGGATATATTTTATGTTTTGCGTGTATATTTATGACGTTTTTGTGTCATTTTTCGGTATGTCTTGTGGGTGTTTCCGCCCTTACCTCCTTCCTGATTTGTTATCCATGTAGGTAAATTCTCGGCCCACTTAGGTTTAACTGTGGGTATTGATGCAGGTTCCTTTGTGACATATGTATTATTTACTGTGGGTGCTAGTGCAGATTCCACTGTGCCATTTGCATTATTTCCTGTGGGTGTTGGTGCAGGTTCATTTGTGACATATGTATTATTTTCTGTGGGTATTAGTGTAGATTTCTCTGTGCCATTTTCATCATTTTCGGTGGATGCTGGTGTTGCTACAGATGCCTCAATAGTTGTATTTCCATCATTTACTGGAGCTGGTAAGGGTGGCGCAGATGCCTTGAT